GGCTGGGAGATCGCGTTGTCGTACACCCATTCGAGCGCATCGAAGGTCGGCCTCGTCACCGCGCTGATCAGGTTGCCGCGGTCATCGAGCTCACTGTTCGGGTCGTTCTCGTCGCCGAGGAGGATCTGGGTCGTGTTCGCGAACCCCGTGGTGACGGCGTTCAGCGCACCCTTGGTGAGGGGCTCGCCGCCCGGAAGGGCGGCTTTCGCGATGTCGAGCACGGCACCCATTGGCGCCCCGACGACCCAACCGGCGTCCTGGAGGGTCTCACCAAGCTTGCCAACGAAGTCGTTGTCGTCGAACAGATCGTCCAGGAATCCCATTGCTACTGCTCCCTCGGCGGACGCACGTCACTTCTCAGCGCTGCGCCCGCAGATAGCGAACCAACGCGCGCGTGGCTGGGTTAGCGCGCGGGTTCGAATCGATCATGTACTGAAGGGTGGGTAGGTACTTGAGTGCGTACCTGATGTCGTCGGCCGCCATCTTCGACGGATCGAAGAGGCCGAGCGCGTCCGAGCCGGGGCCGGCGCCAACATCGACGCCAGCCGTAACCGGCTCGTCCGGGCGGCCGGTCGGAGCATCCAGGGCCGGGGGTAGCGGCCCGGCCTGGGGCGCACCTCCGGGAGCGCCAGCAGTGGGCGCTTCAACCTTCTGGATCGGTGCACCCTGCTGGATGCTCCGATACTCGGCCTGTTCTCCATAGCCTGCGTCAGGCAGGTTCTGGATGGGCGCCTTCTTGGCACCCGGACCGCCGTCTGTGCGGCGGGAGAGGGACCCTGGACCGGACACGGGGGCAGGGTTCGCGGGGCGTCGGTAGCCTCCGTGGCCGTTGGCCATCAGTCCTCCTCAGGACCCTCGAGGAGCGTCTCGAGCTCACGGCCAGCTTCGGCTGCGAAGTCGTCGCGCTCGTTCTTGTAGTTGACGTGCTCGGTGATGTCTGAGGCGAGCCCGCCAAACAGGCTGCCGGTGACACCGAAGAGACTGGCGATGAAGGCCAGGATGCGGACGATCAAGAAGGACCAGTGCCACCTGTAGCCCACAGCGCTCTGGGTCTCGTAGACCTCGTCCTCATCCATGGCTCAGTGAGCCTTCCGCGGGTTGCGACGCGTGGTCTTGTGCTCTTCCTTCTCGTGCTGGATGCCGCGCGGGACGGGGCCGGCGGGCGCCGCGCGGTGCGGAGCGCCGGCCTCGTCCGGCTCGACGGCGGGGCGGGTGATCGGCTCACCCTTGTGCATCTTGCCCACGACGGGACCAGACATGGTGCTCTCCTTGGGTAGTCGTTACTGCGTGGCGGGGGCGGGACTCGAACCCGCGTCGTGCGGCTTATGAGGCCGAGCTGGTGCCAACTCCAGTCACCCCGCTAAAGCCCTGGGGGTCCCGGAGGACCCCAGGGAACTAGACGGGCCGACGCTTACTCACCGCGAACGAGAGGTTCGGGTTTCCGGTCGGCCCGGTGCCGGCGAGCGCCATCAGGAGGTCGGGGTTACCCGCCCCCTCTGGAGCTCCGCCGCCGGCTAGGGCGGCCATCGGGTCTTGAGGACCCGGAGGTGCACCCGGAGGTGCCGCCCCGCCGGCAGCCGCCTGCTCTTCAGGCGTAGGTTGCGGTGGCGGTGGGGCTGGGGGGAACGCCTTCTCGATGGCGTCCTCGATGGCGTCGCCCTTCTGTAGGGCCTTCACCATCACGGCGATCTTGGAGACCACCTCGGTGGGGTCGCCTCCCTGCATGGCCATCGCTGGGATGGCCTGCGACAGGCCGGCCATAGCGGCCATCGCACTGTCGCGCAGCTGTTCGACGTAGATCTTCTTCTGCTCGGCCGTCACGTCGATGTCGAACGGGAGTTGCCGCATCACGCTGTCGCGGGACAGGTCCCCCGACGTCTGCAGCTGGAGCAGGTACACGAGCGCCCGGTTGGGGTCCAGGCCGGCCGTGAGGCCGTAGGACACCGAGCACTTGAAGTTCCCGGCGATATCCCGGTTCGGGCGGTACTTCAGCTCGAACGGGGCGCCGTCCTGCAGGCCGTTGACCGACTTCTCCAGGTTGCCCCAGAGGAGCTGGTCGAGCTCGAAGCACATCTCGATGACATCGCTGAGGCCGCTGGCGAGCCGCCCCTGCAGGGTCTTGATGTGGAGGTCGGGCCCGGCGTTCAGAGCCTGGATGCCCTTGCCGGTGATGATGCTGGCGTCGGTGTTGCCTTCACGGACCTCACTGAAGCGAGCCCCGGTGCGCATCTCCTGCTGCAGGTTCTGCAGCTCGGCGAACGGCTGGTTCGGGACCGACATGTCGACCTTGCGAACAAGGTTCGGGGTGTCAGTCTGGATGATGGCGCCGGGACCGGTCTCCAGGTCCTGCAGGTCCTTGGGGACCACGGTCGGCGCGTCCGCCACGTCCTGGGCGATCCGCATCGCCAGGCCGCCGAACTTCGCGCGGGCCATCTGGACCCACACGACGTCGTCGTACGACCCGCGGGGGACCTCGTCGGTCTTCGGCGCCTCGACGACCCGGACCCGGCACCTCTTCAGGGGGTTCGGGATCCGCTCGAGCGTGATGCCGGCCTCCGGCACGAGGAGCATGTCCTCGTTCTTGCCGTAGTACTGGACCACCTCGACGGTGTTCACGCCGTCGGAGAGCAGCTTCTGGAAGACAGCGCCGTACTCCTGGAACTCATAGAACAAGGAGTCGGTCGACCGGCGGAAGCAGCGGGCGTACCACATGGTCTTGCCCTTGCGGTCCAGCTGGTAGAGAGCCCCGATGGAGCTCTCCACGTAGATGCAGGGGGACTTCGCCTCGAAGTCCGGGAACACCGAGTAGGCGGTGAACCCGTAGGTGTCTATGTGGTCGCCGGCCTGCGTGTTCTGGTCGCCCAGATGGGAGTGCTGGACGTACGACTGGGCGATCTTGGTCCGCTTGTCCGCGGCCTTCCGGGCCGCGTCCGTCGCCATGTTCGGGTTCGAGCACGTGAAGCTGGGCAGCGGGGCGATCGCCTCGGCCGCGGCCTTCGCCGCGACGTCGATGAAGTTGGCGATCATCGGCTCGGGGATGTCTTCAGGGAAGAACCCCGGGGCGACCTCGTCCCAGCGACCCTCGCGGATGGCCAGGACCTCGTTGATCTTGCGCTGGCGCGGCGCGAACCTGGTCTTCGCGGCAGCGATCTGCGCGAACACCTGCTTGACGTCGTAGTCCGTCACCGGATCACCCCGCTCTCTGGTACTGGTGCAATGGAATGACGCGAGCCCGGCGCGCGTCGCGCTGGCTCACAAGGCCGTTGTGCCGGCGCTTGCGATGGTTCAAGTCGGCGTGCCGGACATGGTCGCGGCAGCCGATGTCGAAGAACCAGAGCGCCATCACCAGGTCGATCGGGGTCTTCTTCGGGTCGATCTCGGGGTGCCAGATCCCCAGCTGCTTCACTAGGGTCGAGATGTCGCCCTCGTGGCGCGGGAGCTCGATCATGGGCTCCGCGACCGGGTGGATCTCGCCACCCTCGTCGGTCATATAGACCCCGAACAGGGGTGCCATGCTGCCGACACCGAAGTCGACGTCGTGCTTGTTCCTGCCGGTGTAGTGCTCCCGGAGGAGGACGCCCCGGACGGCGAACCACTGGTTCAGCTCGGCATCCCGGGTGAACATCGTGAGGAGGCCGGTCTTCTCGATCCGCCACTCGCGGACGCCGTACTCGAGGGTGATCGCCTTCAGGCGCTCCTTGAGGTCGTGCGGCGTCGGGTGCTTCACATTCCAGGCGTCGTAGATCCACCGGCGCCCGGTCTCCCGGTCGACGGCCCCCACCAGGAGGGCCGCGGCGCCGGACGTGGCCGGGTCACAGGACCCGATCACGTACAGGCCATCCGGGACCGACTGCATCCCGCCCTCTTTGCCGTGCCGGCGGGCCTTGTTCGTGGCCGCCAGGATGGCGTGGTCCGGGAAGGCGGCGTCACTGCCGCCGTCGAACTGCATGTAGGCCTGGTTCCAGGTCTCGACGTCGACGGATTCCCGCACGATCTTCAGGTGCACCGGGTCGAGCCGAGGGTAGGTGCCGTCTCCGTAGCCGTCACGGCAGACGTCCTGCCCACAGGGGCACGGGTCATCCTCGGTCCACCAGCTCGTGGTCGCCTTCGGCCACAGGGTGACCCAGTTCTCGTGGTCCGCGTCATCCTCGAGCAGCACGGGCTGGCTCAGGTATGACCAGGGAGAGACGCCACTCTGGAAGTTCTCCCCGACCCGGAGCTGTGAGTACAGGTCACCGGCGGTGATCCGAGTCCCGATCACGACGATACGGCCGGACATACCCGGCCGGGACGCCACCTCGAGGTTCAGCCAGCGCAGCTGGGCGCGCCACTGCTGAGCGTTCTCGTTGTCGACGGCGTCGTCGACCAGGATCAGGTCGAGGCGCTTCCCGTAGACCTGCGACCCAAGGCCCAAGGCCTGCAGGGTCGGATCCTTGTCCGCGGGGTCGCGATCAGCCGCCGCCAGCCGGATACGGGTAGTGGACCACTGGTCCGCGGTTGCCTCGAACCCACCCTCGGGGGCGAAGTCCTTGATGAGCTCCTGGTGGTCCGGGTGGGTCAGCCGGGTCTTGACGCCGGCGACGAAGTCGGCCGCCATCCCCTCGGTCTTCGAGATCAAGGCGATCTTGGTGGCCGGGTTGATGCAGATTCGGTAGGTGACGTAGTCCATCGTCAGCGTCGTGGACTTCCCCGCGTTCGGGAAGGTGTTCACGACCAGCCGGGTCGGCTTGCTCTTGTCCCAGGTCTGCGCCGGGTGCAGGTCGCTGGGCTCGCGTCCCTCCAGGACGTCGATCCACTGCATCTGGTGCGGCCACGTGGGGACGCCCATGTACTTCAGGCGCCAGGCCGCGAACCCCATCTTCCGGGCCGCGGCGCGCTTCTCGTCACGCGTCCCGGTGTCCACCTTGCGGGTCGCCATCACCGAGTCGACCTTGGCCTTGAAGGCGTCGTCCTTGGCTCGCCAGGACTCATAGGTCTTCCGGGCGTACCCGATGCGGTCGCACGCGGCGGTGATGTTGTAGCCGGCTGAGATGTACTCGATCAGCGCGGCCTTCGCCTGCTCGGTCGTGAACTTCTTCGGCTGGGCGCCGCCGGTGACTCCACCGCGGCCCCGGCCCGCCCTAGGCGGCTTCACGGGGTTGTTGGCGGATCCCCCGCCGACACCCACAACCCGCTTGACCACGGAGCCTCCATAGGACCCGGTCCGCGGGGACCGGCAGGGGGACCCCCGCAGGGATCCTTGAATAGATGTTCGGTGTATTCAAGGTTTCCGGTGTCAGCGGAAACCAGGAGATTCGCGAACGAAGAAAGGCCGCCCATCGGCGGCCCATTCGAAATATTTAAGCGTTACGGGAATCGCGCCCGCGAAGCGGAAAGGCGCGATTCCCAGGGACCGCTCTAGCGGTCCCTTCTCGGAGTCCCGATACCAAGGGACTCCTCGTCGTTTATAGGGAGAGCGGCGGGCCTCAAGCCCTAGCCGCTCCCTTCCCTGTCGGACTCAGCTCGCTCCGGTCGCTCGGGCGACTCTCCGCTTCGCTTCGTCCTAGAAAAAGGGTTCTCACCCTATATAACCCCCGAATGGAGCGATCCGTTCGGGTGTGAGAACCCCAAGGAGCTCCCGTGACGGGGAGGAAGGGGCCCGAAGAGGCCCCTGACCTGCGGTTTCACTAGAGTGTAACAATTCGGTCACAGGACCCTCCAGGACCTGGACCGACGGAGCACGAAGTGCTAGCGGGAGTCCCTGGGTGGGACTCCACGAGAGGCCCTCTAGGGCCTCTGGGCGCCCTCGAGGGCGCCCCCGGAGGGGGAGAAGTTGACGAACCTGGGGGGTACGGGGATTAGCCACGTACATACGGGGTGAGTCAATGTGGTTCATCGCGGAGCGATTAACAATGTGGGTCAAGCGACTCTCGCCGGCACGCGTGCGCGCGCAGAAGAATCACCCGCGCGTGCGCCTAGAGAATGCGAGCCCGAGCGTCCAGCGTGGGTGGATTATGTCCACACACCACGCATGAGTACACACCCATACCAGGCGCGAGCCCTCTATCTGGGCCAGGGGTGGGCCCAGGCTAGGTCTCTTGACGTCAAGATGTTGCACACGCGGGGTATCCGCCTCGACTTGGTCGACTCTCCCACGGGGAGCACTGCCCCCTAGTCGACTCTCCCCCCACACGTACGCGCGAGCCGGCTGTCACAGCGGTGCCACACGGTTCACCCTTCCACCCCTGGCACTAACGTGCCTAAGTCAGCATGACTCTGGGCTTGACTCTGGATACGGCAGGGTCCAAGCTGAAGTCACGAACACAGCAACACCAGCAGAACCCCATCACATCTCCTCGGAGCTCGTGACGGGAGTGGGAACAACTCCAGACAGATCCGGTGAGTGTGGCCGCTAGCAGAGTCCCCGCAGAGGGCGAGCGCAACGTGGTGAGAGCCGAGGGGCCGGAGATCTACAGAGTATCCCCAGTGGTGACACGAGGGCCCGGTAGGCGGGCCCTGATGTTCCAAGGGGGCATATCATGTACTCAGTCCACTACAGCGCCCGTCAGGGCTCGTGGTACGTGCAGGTCGACGGCGTGTCCGACGACTTCGGTACGTCGCTCTATGACACCGAGCAGGACGCCTACGACGAACTGGCCCAGATGGTCGTAGAGGGCTTGATCACGCAAGAGGAGATCAGCTACCCGGAGGCACAGCCACTCTGCGGTTGCGGCGCACGGCACTACGTGCACACCGACGCCGACGAGGAGATCTCGTGAACACGTCGACGCGCCGTGAGGTGCTCGCCTGGGGCCGAGCCTTCGGCCTCCTCCTGGTGATCGTGGCTACCACTGTCGCCCTGGTGGTGGCCGGCCTCAGCACGATCTAGCTTCAGTACACCCTGAAATTGACTCTGGAGATGACTGCAGATGGACACCTACGCGAACGCACCCGACTTCGGCTCCCCCGTCCTCCCCGCCGAGTGGCGGGACATGTCTGTGAAGGAAATCGAGGCTGAGCAGGCGCGTGAGCGCACCTGTTCGGTATGTGCCGGCACCACGGATCACAGGATCGAAACGTGTAGCTCTCAGTGTGCTGATGAGCTCCGGGCGCACGCCGCCTGATCACGCCCACGCGGGCCCTACGGGGCCCGCCGGAGCGGTAGAGGCGCGGACCGACCGTGCCCCTTCCGTCCGAGGGGATCGCACCATGAGCAACCAATTACCCGCGAACTCGTATCCGATCTACAAGAGTGATCAGTACGCGGTGACCCGTCAGGGGTCCAGCGTCCTTGTCCGCGAGCTCACCTCCCCCGAGCTCGCCACAGTCAAGTTCGAGGGCGAGAGCGCTGGCCAGTTCGAGTCCGAAGTCAAGGGCTTTCGAACCGAGCTGGTCACCGACCTGTACCTGTCGAGCTATTTCGAGGGCGACCGATGATTCGGGCGCTACCTGGTCTGCTCGCTGGCCTCGTCCTGGCGGCCGGCATCCTCGCCGTAGGCGAAGCGACCCGCCCTGACTCCCCCAGTTGTCCGACCGAGGACTCGTGCGCCATCGACTACTCCGACGGGCGCTGGACCGTCACAGAGGTGACGCCATAGCTAGTGGCTCGAACCTTCTAGACAGACCGCACCGACCTCCTGGGTGCGGTCTTTCTTGTTGCTTCGATGTTGACTCTAGATAGGAAGGGGAGGGGGATGCACCGACCCCGATTGCTTGACCTGTTCTGCTGCGCCGGAGGCGCCGGCATGGGCTACCACCGTGCGGGATTCGAGGTTGTGGGGGTGGACGTGAACCCTCAACCGCGGTACCCGTTCGAGTTCCACCAAGGGGACGCGCTCGCGTACCTCGCCGAGCATCACGGGGAATTCGACGCGGTGCACGCCTCGCCGCCCTGTCAGGCGTCTTCGGCACTAACTAAGGGCACGAACAAGGCCGCGGGGTGGGGTGGCCAGCACTTCGACATGATCCCAGCGACACGGAACACGCTCGACGCCGCGGCTCTGCCGTACGTCATCGAGAACGTCCAGGGATCCGGTCTCCGGCGCGACATGACGCTGTGCGGGGAGATGTTCGGACTCGGGGTGATCCGTCACCGCTACTTCGAGCTCTCGGGCTTCGAGTTCACTCCCCCGGCACACATCCCCCATCGCGGCAGGGTCGCCGGTTACCGCCACGGTCAGTGGTACGAGGGACCGTACTTCGCCGTCTACGGCGACGGGGGCGGGAAAGGCAGTATCCAGCAGTGGCAGCAGGCCATGGGGATCGACTGGACGGATGTCCGGAAAGAGATCGCCGAGGCGATCCCTCCGGCGTACACGGAGTTCATCGGCCATCAGTTGATGGCACACCTGACTGCGGGGGAGGTGGCGGCATGAGCAGCGAGGTGCACGTGATGACGCAAGAGCAGGCACGTTGGGTCGCCTGCCAGCCGTGCCAAGGCTGGGGGAAGGTCGAGACGATCGATCGCGGGTGGCGGAGAAGGCAGAACTGCGAAGCGTGCGCCGGCGCCGGTGGTCACTTCGAGTTCCCGTGCTGGTTGTGCGAGACACACGGCCGCGAACACGAGTCGCCTTGCGACCACAGCAAGGCCGCTTAACCAGACACCCCCGGGGCGAAACACCCATCGGGTGGTGACTCCCTCAGGGTTCATCCCTGTCGGGGTCATGGTCAATTGCCCCTCCGTCCCGGGGGGCTCTACCTCCGAACCGCTTAGCCGAGGGCACCACCGTCACGGGGCGGTCGGTGCCCTCCCTTGGTTGTTCGGCCTAGTTAAGAAGGGAGGTGTTTCATCGATGGCGCTTACGCGCAGCATGTTCGTGCGCAAGTACGCAAGCATTCGCCAGGAGGAGAACCCTGAGTGGCGATGGGGTCAGACGATCTTCAACGTGACATCTGACCTCTATCCCCGGCTGGCCGACATGGCTCGGGGGTCGATTCGCGATCCGTTCTACCTGGATTCACGGGTGGATGGTTTCCTCTCCTGGCTGGATCGTCAGGAGGGTCCGCATGCCACGGAAGAGTGACATCACGGCGGTAGCCAAGATCTTCGAGGAAGAGCACGACTCGGCGGAGGCTGCCGCCCTGGCCGCCATCGAGGCGCTCGACAAGGCGCGCCGGGAGCGGATGACCTACGGGGTCGCGGTCCAGGGGCTCCCTGTCGCGACGCTGTACTACGGATTCGAGACCCGACAGGAGGCTGTCAATTGGGCGAAAAGAGTGGCAATCGACGTCGCCGGGCTATCGGTAGGAATCGTGCCGGTGTTCTCAAAGGACTCCGTCCTGGAGCGCCACTTGAAGCACACCACGGAGCTCAAGAAGAAGCAGGGGCCGGGCCCGCCAGTGGCCGGCCGGAGAAAGAGGGCGGCATAAGGCCATCCACCCCGGAGGCCCGGTACGCCTCTTCGGAGGTCCGCTATGGCCTACTCGGCTTCAGTGAGGACATACTCGAGGTGCGCAAGCTCGCCACTGGTGGCGGGATCGGCCCTCTCGGGCCGGCGTACCAACGGATGTACTGGCACGAGGGGGCAGGAGAATGGAAGGACAGTCCGGCGCAGACGCCAGACGCGAATACGACCGACTGACACGGGAGCGGGACGAGGCGCTGGCGCGACACCGCGTCGGCGACCCGGTCGCCACTGGCGCGTCAGCCCTGGGGCTGGTCGCACTGGTGGTAGCGCTCGCGTGGGTCTTCGGGGGCTGGGCCCTCGACTTCTTGAGATGGATCTTCTAGGGAGGGAATTGTGCTCACGGGGGGAACGATTCTTCTGGTGATCATTCTATTGATCATCAGGGAGCTAGTGAAGGGCTGACCTCAGGGGTCAGAGTTGGGCGTCTCCGTGGACGGACGGAGGCGCCCTTCTTTGTGCCCTGAAACAGACGGAGAAGGAAGAGCATGAACGAGATCAAGTCGAAGCGGTATCCCGGCCTCATCAAGCAGGCCATCAAGCTCCACGCGGAGGTGGAAGAGAAGGGCTGGAAGCTCGCGGAAGTCATCCATGAAGCAATGACCGAGCTCAGGAACGAGGGGTTCGTGCTGTTCGACGCCCGAGACAAGAGCCGCCGGACGGCAAGCAGTCGCATAGCGGCCGACATGGGTGTCGGCCTCAACACGGTTCAGGCGTATTACACCGTCTGGAAGAAGTTCTCCGATCCGAGCAAGCGAGACTCGGTGTTGACATTCAGCGATCACACGATTGCGGCCATGAGGCCTGCGCGCGCGAGGGCCGTGAAAGCTCGTCGCGTCGCGATCATCGAGAACCGCGCCGGACTCGTCGGGGCCAAGCGACCCAAGGCGCCGATCGTCGATCCGATGGCCCCATACAACCGACTCACCGGCGCGAAGTCGTTCCTGCGCAAGGTTGCCGACTCAAACGTCTGGGACTACCCGGACCGCGAGAAGGCCCTCGTGTACGCGCAGGAGATCCACCAGCTCGCCGGCGAGGTGCTGACCAAGTTCGGCGGGCAGCAACAGGTGGGGGAGATCAAGCCCGCTCGTCGGCGCCCGAAGGCCGCATAACCGAATACCGAATAGCGTCATTAGATTGGGGCCGCCTTTTTGGCGGCCTCTTTCTTGTGCCTCTATTCGTACGCCGGATTCGTTCCGGCTACGTCTATTCAAGATGAAAGGAGGGGATCAGTTCAAGATGGCATTCATGACAGACCCACGGTGCGGCGGCAAGACCAGCCGCGCCAACGACCAGGACGGACACTGCACCAGCTGCCACCGAACCTGGTCGGGTGAGGCCGCGTTCACGGCCCATCAGCACTTGGTGGACGAGAAGTTGGTGTGCGACGACCCAGAGGTAGTCAGAACTCCTAAAGGGGTCCTCAAGTTCGGCCCTAGAGAGCGCCCAGGTACCACAGACGGGGTCGCCTGGGGAATCGGCCCGAAGGGCGGGTTTCCGGAGGTGAGCTCATGGACGAAGTGATCGAGTACATCGAGACGCTTCCGCCGGCCGCGCTCCCTCTGGGGGACCGTGTCCGGCCGATCCTCGGGTACCTCACGGATTCGCTGATCGACTGCGTCGGCGGCTGTGGCTACAAACTGGTGAGCTATTACCACTGGGGAAAGCTAAGCAAAGAGCAGCGGAGAATTCTCCGTGCGGAGAAAGTGCGCCGGAATAGTTCCCGTGGTCTCTGCTGGAAATGTTCGGACGAGCCGTCGAGAATTCAGGAGGCGAACCGTCGGGTGAAAGTAACGCCGGATATTCTGGCGCAGCTTCCTCAGATCTGGGAGGAGGTGCGCGGCGCCGGCGGCGGCTTGAGAGAGCTCGGCGAGCGCCTCGAAGTCTCGCGAGAGCGGGCCCGGCAACTCGTGAAGCAGCACGGGCTCCCGAAGACCCATAACGCCAAAGAGCGCGCCTCGTACTTCCTGGAGGAGCTGGAGTTCCTCCACTCGATGGGCCGTGGGGTCTACGAGATCTCGAAAGCGCTCCAGATGGACCCGGATTCTCTGGTCAGGAAGGTCGACGACCTTCACTACGCCGGCAAGACGAAGGTGCTGTTCGAGGGATGGCACAAGCGGTACGCGCGAGAGAAGGAGGCGGCATGAGTTCGATCAAGTACACCACCTGCGAGAAGTGCGGAGACGAAGGTTTCGCCTGCGTCGAGTGCCATGAAATGACCGTGTTCCCCGAGCCCCGGCCGCTACTGGACCGGAAGGCGGTGCGCGAGGTCTTCCACTCGACATCCGTCCGGGTGCGGTACGAGGACGGCGCCTACCGGATCGTCGTAGAAGACCCCGAGTTCGATCGGGTCACCGACGCCGTGATGGAGCTGGCCCGGCCGATGCCGACACGGGACCAGATCGCGTCGGTGCTGCTCTACGAAGAGGGCAGCGAGTGGGCGGAGAACACCAATCGGCACTACGAACTGGCCGACGCCGTGCTGGCTCTGCTGAACGGAGCCGAGTCATGAAAGTCAACTGGCAGAGCGCCCTTGATGCGGCGCTCCTGCTGATCGGATCGGCCGTTGGGGCAGCAGCCTCAGCGGCCTTCTTTTTGCACCACTGGGCTCGCCAACAACACCACGGCGACCCGGTCCAGCCACCTGGGGAGGCCAAGCGGTGAGAGATTTCGACGACGAAGAATCAGTGATGGCCCACCTTCCGTGGGCCCAGAACGAACCGTGTGGTGACTGCCCCCGGACCGCGACCGGGTGCAAGAAGCACACCCTCGGGATGCCCAGAACCGTGATCTCCGGTGGGCCTGGACCAGACGACGACCTCCCCTGTGTCGGCCGTTGGGACCTGTTCGACGGAGACATCGTGACGCCCGAGGCCGCCGGCCTCTGTGTCGGGTGCTCGTTCCAGAACTGGTGCTTCAGCACCGCGGTAGCGAACAACGAGCAAGGGATCTGGGCGGCCACCACCTACGAGCAACGTAAGGAAAGGGAAGCAGCGTGACGGAGTACACGGAGTACACGGCCGAAGAGACGGCCACCAACCGGAAGGCCTGGACGGACGCACTCAGGTCCGGTGACTACGCGCAGGGACAGACCTACCTGCGCGCGGGTGACAACTACTGCTGCCTCGGGGTGGCGTGCGACGTCGCCATCAAGGGCGGCCTGAAGCTCAAGGCGGAGGTCCTCGGTCACGAGGACCCCGAAGACGAGCAGAGCGCGATCTGGGGGTACGGCGGCGCCGAGACGCTCCTGCCGTTCGCTGTCCAGCACTGGCTGGGCCTGGGGGATCCTGGCGGCCCCCTGACGGAGCCCGTGGAGCAGGGTGACCATGCCTTCTCCGCTCTGTGGAGGCTGAACGACATCGCCGGCTACAGCTTCGAGCAGATCGCCGAGTTGATCGACGGAGGGAAGGTGTTGCTCAGTGAAGACCTCTGAGGTTCTCAGGAAGGCGGCGGACGAGATCCGCCGGCGCGGGTGGCACCAGACGGACTACGGGAGTGACGTGGTGGCGTTCGAAACGTGCGCGGTGTGCAGCCTGGGCGCGGTGAACACCGTGGTCGCCGGCGACCCGTTCGCCTGGGCGACCGTCAACGAGGATCGAGACCTCGCGATCGCTGCGCTGATGCGGAGCATCGACGACGAGCGTGTGCCGGACTGGAACGACACCGAGGGGCGCACCGTCGAGGAAGTCCTGGACGCTTTCGAGCGAGCTGCGCAAGCAGCGGAGGGAAACGATGACTGACGTCTACCAGCCCAAGAAGGGTGACCGGGTGAAGGTCACGTACGAGGGTGTCGTCGACTGGGTGTCCAGCACCGGCGTGTCGTTCGAGTTGGAGAATGGCGAAGGCTCGCACTATGTGAACGACGTCAGCACCATCGAGAAGCTCCAGAACCCGGAGCCCAAGTGGGTGAACGGGGATGTGGTGCAGGTCGTCTCCACGTCCGGCCTGTTCGTCCGCTCCGGTGGCGCTTGGCGTCACGCCCACACCAATCAATGGGTGGGCGGAGCGAACCTCTCGAAGCAGTGGGCCGACGACAACCTCAAGATCCTCTACAAGGCGCACGCCCACGACGGCGACTACCTCTCCTGACACAAGAAAGCGCCCCCGGCTCCTTTCGGAGACCGGGGGCTTCTTCGTTTTCTGGGGGAGGTCAGTGAGCGGGCATGTGCTCGATGGTCTCGACCATCGGCATCGGCGCCGGGTTCACCCGTGGCGCCCGCCGCTCGACGTCGCCACCTGAGCTCTGGATGTACTCCTCGATCTCCAGGGGAGTCGGGGGGCGGACGATCACCTCGGTCGCCGGGACCTGAGCTGTCAGGGCCTGCTTCCCGAGGAGCTTCAGTAGCGCCAGCATGGCGCCGCCGGCGGCCACACCGCCGAGCGTCTGGTAGTCGAGGGTGAAGGCGTTCGGCGCCACCTGGTCGACGGCGACCACGGCCAGCACTGACTGAGCCGCGGTCGAGACGACCCGGTCAGCGGCGTCCATCCAGAACGCCTTCGTGAAGATGATCGGCTTGCTCATCTCAGTTCTCCTTGATCGAAAAGTCGGTGAAGTGCCAGCGCTTGAAGACGCCGCCGGTGTGCACCGGCTCGACGCCGTAGGACACCTGGCTGACAGCAGGGTCCGGCGGAAGGATTCCTCGACGCACCACGTCGTTGATGAACTCCTTCAGGTCGTACGTGCCCGAGGGGATGTTCGCGTTCCCGACCGGGACGTAGGCCATGTAGTTCCCCGAGCGGTAGAAGTCCCACTGGCGCCCGTCGATGGTGACATTCGAGGCCACCTTCGGGCCGTACGGTGTCTGTCCGTGGTTGCGCGTCCAGATCATCAACTCCGGCTTGTTGCCGCCGATGCCGTTCAGCCAGACGTCGAAGGCGTCGTTGTAGACGCATCCGGTGCAGTCGGCCGGGTCGACCACAGCCACGCTGGCCTTCAGCTGCGGGAACGTGGACAGCTTCGGGTCCTTGCTGAAGTCCCCACCGAGGCCCCAGTCGTGGTAGATCTTCCGCATACTCGGGTACGCCTGCACGGAGTGGTCCCCGTCGTCGCGCGCCTTCACGTCCACGTAGAAGTCCTTCGTGGAGTACGCGCACAGGTTGGACAGGTAGTCAGGCTTGACCGCCCAGTGCTCCGCTGAGACGTTGTACTGTCCCGGCTTCTCCGTGGCGGGTGCGTCCGCGATAGCGTCAGAACCCTGACCCTGTGGGCTGCCGGCCCTTGGGTAGAAGTGAGCGATCTCTCCCGCGGGGCTGCAGTCATAGCTGCCGGTCGGTGTGGTCGGGGGCGCCGTGGGAGTCGGACTCGGTGTCGCCGTGGTGGGCGGAGGTGTCGGCGTCGGCGACGGAGTTGGTGAGGGCTCCGGCGAACCGCCCGGCGCGTCCAGGTGGACGTAGTACTTCAGCGTAATCCCGGCCTTGAAGGTCTTGCCGTCGTGCCAGTTCCACTTCACCTTGTAGGTGGTGTCAGTGACCGACGTGACCACGGCGCTCTGGCCGGGGCCTGTCTCCTGGATGGTGACGGCATCCGGCTTCACGCCCAGGCCGTGCTGCTTGACGCAGCTCGAGGTCGAGTCCAGGACACAGGAGTCCTGGTACCCGAACGAACGGTAGGGGCTGCCCGACGGGGCGGCCTGCCCCGAGAGCGCCAGTACGAACAGTGTGGCGATAGCCAGCAGGATGGCAGCGGCCCCCAGCCGCACGTTGTTCTTGATCATGCCTCTTCCCTCTCCGGCCAGTGCCACGTGCCGCCGGCCTTGGCCGCTTCGTCTTGCTTGCACCGGTTGAAGAACATGCCGGTGGGGTTCAGGACGACGAGATCAACGGGGGTGTCGACATCCCGGCTGTCCAGATCGCTCGGCCCGGGGACCCCCGCGACGATCGCCGCACGGCACTGCGAGGTGTACTCACCACCGGGGGTGCCGTAGCTGACGTAGTGGACGATGCGTCCAACGCTGGGCTTCACTGCTTCCTCATCTCGTACAGGTGATGCCGGCGGGCGTCTCGCCCGTGAGGACCTTGAGTGCGACACCGAACATCCGGCACCGCACGTCGTCAGCGGGTCCCTTCGGGAACCCGATCATGGCGTTCACCTTGCCCATGCGGAGGGCGTCGGCGTACGCGTTCGTGCTGGGACGAGCGACCGTCCAGTACCAGGTCGCGATCTTCGCCGACCACTCCAGGGACCGAGCCCATTCGGGGTTGGTCAGCAGGTCGACCTCGAGGTACTCCCCGGCTTTCATGTAGTTGTACTCGCCGGTGAGTTGGATGTAGCCGCGTCCCTTGTACTTGGACGTGGCTCCAGCTTGGGGGATGTTGTACTCGAACATGCTCTCCACGGCGAGGGTCGTGATGAACGCGGCGATCCGGCGGGGGTTGTCGATGTGCGCAACCCTCATCGCCTCCTCCAGGGAGGGGAGGCCTTCAGCTACGAGGACCTCGCTCCGGATCTTGCCGTCGCCCTTCAGGATCCCTGCCGCCACCCAGGCGGAGTTAACCTTCTTCAGCTGCTCGAGCGTGATCAGCCTTTTGGGGCTTCGGCTGCCGCCTCCAGCTTGTCGACGTCGGCCTGTACGGCGGCGATCGCGGACCGCAGGGCGGTGAAGCCCTCGCCGAGCTCCGCCAGGAGCGCGTTCTCGCTGAGGTCGCCGTCCTGCCGGGTGAACTCGTTCACCGCGACCGCGTACTTCTGGACGAGCTCCTCGAAGTTCACGAGCAGCGTGGCCAGCTGCTGCTGGGTGTTCTTGGCGTCGAAGCTCGCGTACGCCTGCGTGCGGGACTCGACGTACACCTTCAGCGCGGCGATGTCGTCTCGGATGTTCTTGACGTCCTGTGCGGACAACTCGTCCTCCGTGAGTAGATGGGGGTAGGTGGCTTTGTACTTCTCCCAGGTCCAGTTGACCCAGGCGCGGGTGCCGTCGTCGGCCCCGTTGTTGGCCAGGCCATTCCGGCCGGCCAGGTAGTCAGTGACCTGCCCTCGGGCGCCGCGGGATAGATCCGGGCAGCCCTTGGCGATCACGTGGTAGTGGTAGGGCCAGTTGCCCTGCGACGGTGTCCGCAGCCACGCTGCGAACCCGACCTTGCGAAGGATGCCCACGACCGCGCGGCGCTGGGCCGCGGTGTGGTCCCGGGCCCTCAGGTCCAGGGCGCCACCACCGTCATGGGTGCCAGCCGAAGCGGCCACCCCTCCACCGTTGTATGACCCCTGGGTAATCGTCAGGGACGGGCCTGAGACGACCCGTGCCGCGACCAGCATGTCGCGGGTCCGGGCGTCCATCCGGAAACCTTCGAACGTGACCCTGGTCATTTGACAACCACCGCTCGGATGTCGCCGAGCTGACGCTCCAGCCCTGCGGCGTAGCTCAGGAGCTGCCACAGCATGGCTTGCTCCTCGGGGTCTTCGGTCTCCTCGAGACGGCGCATGGCTACCACGGCCACCGCGCTTAGTTCCTCTTCGGCTTCACTCACTCGTCGTACGCTCCATCCGTCATGGCTCGTGCTCTGGCGTTGCTCACGGCCCGTCGGGTGCCGACGAGGCCCTCTTCCCAGCCCGGTTCGACCGGCTCCTTCTTCGGCCGGGGGCCGCCGAGGATGTTCTGGACCTTCTTGATCGCGCGGTCCATCCGGACTGACACGGTCGCCTTCGCGACCGCCGGCCGGAGAGACGCCCCGACCTGCTCGTAGGTGAGGCCCCACTTGAAGTGGGCCTCGATGAGGGCGTGCGCCTTCGCGTCCTCCTTCTCCAGCTTGTCGAGGGCCGAGCTCACGTCGGCCAGCGTCGCTAGCCAGTTGTTCCCTTCGGCCGGGTCCCGCTTCGTGCGGGAGCCCGTGTCCTCACCCCTCTCGGGTGAGACCCAGGACTCGTCGTCGAAGGCGTGGTGCAGCAACCCCCGCTTGCTGGCCACCTGGCCGGTGCCCTTGAGGGCTTCGAGTGGGTACCAGGCGTCGTCGATCTGCGACTCGTCTCCGCGGGACAGGGCCCGCTGCTTCACGGCGTAGTCCCGGCACGCGTTCTTCATGGCGCCCATCACCCTCTGCGGACCGGAGTCTTCGAGGAGGTAGCGACCGAGAACGGCGGGGTGGGTGACCGCCCACAC